TTGTTGATAACCTGATGAATGTGGTGGCTGAATCTGATAATGAATGGGCAGGACTGCGAGCTATTATGGTGGACTTCCACGATATGGCTCGTAAGACAGAGGCTTGTGTAATGGTATTGCACCACGTTTCAGAACAAACTGAATATGGTAAAGAGAATAAACCACCTCACCGCAGGGCTATTCACGGCAAGGTATCTCAACTACCTGCACTAATACTTACTCTTAACTATAATTACAGTCCACATCACAGCGAGTTACAGGTGGCAGTAGTTAAGAATAGGTTTGGTCCACACACAGCAGATGGCTCAGATTATGCTAGTTTGTTTGTTAACTATGGTGTCTGTCAAATATCTGATGCTGATGCACTAGGTCAGATGTATAGAAGGGATGCCCTGCTAAATGTCAGCCAAGTACAATAAACAAAAGGGTTCACAGTTTGAAGTTGATGTAATGAAATGGTTTAGAAAGATGGGCGCAGTAGCTGAACGCTTGCGCTTATCAGGAGCAGAGGATGAGGGAGATCTAGTAGTTATAGTTGCCGGTGAAACCTACATCTTTGAGTTAAAGAATACTAAGAAGTTAAACCTAAAGGAGTTTTGGGATGAAGCGCAAACAGAAGCTATTAATTACGCTAAGCATCGTGGCATTAATAAGCCTCTATCTTATGTACTATACAAAAGAAGAAACGCAGGAATAGAAAAGACTTGGGTAATCCAAGACCTAACACAATGGCTAAAGGAGAAGCAATGACACCAGTACCAGAGGGAATAATAACTACAACAGAAACTTGGCAAGAAGGATCAGATAGTCCTACCATATTAGTAAACGCTGGTTTAGTATCTGACGTTTCAAAACTTATTATGGGTGGAGGAGATTCATTTGAAGTGGCTACAGATATAATTAGATTAGTCACTGAATTTAACAATAAGGAAAAGCAATGATTTGCGATCTATGCAGGTCAGGTGGTGAACTGAATAAGAGTGGTCAGTTCAAGCGAGCTTTAACTATGCACAAGAAATGCAAGGAGGATTGTGGATGTCAGCATCAGACTGGTCCAGGAGTAGGAAGTCGGGCAAAAGAAATGGCAGAACCGATGCGAACACAATACCCATTGGCGTAATAGTTGCCCACTATGGCGGTGAGGTAAGAGAAGGCAGGGCTTGCTCCGTAAGATGTATCTTGCATAGCGACAGTAGAAGAAGTGCAGTAATAAATACGCAGGAGAATTTATACTATTGTCATACCTGCGGTAAGGGTGGCAATGCAGTGAACATTATTAGTATCAAAGAGAATATGGAGTTTAAAGATGCTCTCGCCCGTGCAATTGAAATCATCGCTGGAAGCGGCGGTACAGTACAACAAGGATCTAAGCGAAGAAGCGGTAGCGTTTCTCGCAGGTCGTGGGATCTCTAAAGAGATAGCTGATAAGTTCCTATTAGGTTATATAAAAGAACCTGCTGCAACCCACGAGAACTATCAGGGCTGGCTATCCATACCTTATATAACTGTGCTTGGACACTGCGTTGGATTTAAGTTTAGAAGATTAGATGATGGCAAGCCTAAGTATGGAGCACCACTAGGTCAGAAGGGTCATCTCTATAATGTTAGCGACATCATTGTTACCAGTGAATACATAGCAGTTTGTGAAGGTGAGCTAGACACAATCATTTGTTCAGCAGTACTAGGTATACCAGCAGTTGGAGTTCCTGGTGTTGCTGCTTGGAAGCCACACTTTACTAAGATGTTTACCGGTTATGGAAAGATTTATATTGTTGGTGATAATGATATTAAAGAAGATGGTTCTAATCCTGGTGCAGAGTTTTCAAGGAGAGTGGCTCAGGAGGTTATGAACTCTTCAATCGTGTCGCTTCCTGCTGGACTAGACCTTAATGATCTATACTTAGCAAAAGGTATAGAAGAGACAAAGCGGACAATTGGAGTGCCTAATGTATGAAGAACTCAGAGCTGACGGAACTCGCCGTTTGGTTAACGGAGTTGGGGATAGTAGTGGTTTTGATAGACTACGAAACTGGGACACTCCAAGTAAAGCCGAGGCCAGTAAAAGATTAGATGCTGATTTTGTTGCCAATATGTGGGCTGTTATGGATGCAGCAGGTAATCTACTTATCAGTAAGCACCACGATTACGGTCCATTAAATATAGCAAGATCTCCTGGTGGTCCTATCAACGGATTAAGAGTGCGTATGTGGGACAAGATTGCTCGCATTAATAATCTAGTAGACAGTCAAGTTAAACCAAGTAATGAATCATTACGAGATTCTTTTGTTGACCTACTTAACTACTCAGCTATTGCGCTGATGGTATTAGATGGCAACTGGCCTGAAGTGCAGACACTGGATTGTGAATGACAACAGAACCAATACGCCAAGTATGGCAAGATGGTAGGCGAGAACAGTTAGTCGCTGACTACCTTGCTACTGCTAATGGTTGGGAGTTCTATAAAACTCCTCGCTATTACTTTGTAGATTACCTAGTCAATAAGTTGAAAGCTAATGGCTATGCTAATTACATTGGTGGAATAGAAGTAAAGTGGATGAAGTCCCACTCAGGTACTGAGGTTAAGTTTCCTTATCAAAAACTACAGCGTATGTGGCTGACTGAACCATTAGATGATAACCCAGATGCTTACAATAGAATTGTTATTAGATATACAGATGCACTATTAGTTATTCCTGCCCGTTTACTTCGTAATATACCTCCGACCTATGGATTAACACGAGCAGATACCCAAGAGCACGATTTCAATGTTCACTTTATTGCTACTGAAGACTTCGCTGACTACTTAGAACCGATTGTAATAAACGAATGACCCACGAATTACACCCAACTCTATATGAGTTAGTTCCTTCAGTTACTTACACTATTGTTAGTAAGTTTAAGGGCTGGGTTGATACGGAAGATGTAAGACAAGAGTGTTATCTCTGGGCTGTTGGTCGTGGTCAACAGTTTACTGATCTACTTAATGAACCTAACCCTGATAAGCGTGAGCAGAATGAACGGCGCATTGCATATCAGATGCGTAGAGTTGCAGAAAGATATGCTCGTAAAGAGAAGGCTCGTAAGGCTGGATATAAAGTAGGAGATGAAGCCTTCTACGATACAACAATTATTGCTCAGTTAATTCCATTTGTTATTGCATCTATTGTTAATGGCACAGTGCTTGAACAAGCGCAAGAGATGATTAACGATGGCACACCTCGCAAGCAGTCAACACCTGCTGAGGGTGGCAACCTACTAGCTATCCTAATTGATATTAAGAAGCAGTACTTAAAGTTAGAGCAAGAAGATAAGACTATATTGCAGATGAGATACCACGATAACTTTACCCTGCAACAGATAGGCCAGTACTTAGAGTGTGCCACATCCACTGCTGATCGCCGGTCTACCGCAGCTTTGCGTAGATTACAAAGCAAACTAGGTGGCGAGACACCTTGGGCATAGAGTTAAAAGAACCAGAGCTACTTGATTATCTCAAAGAGTTTTACTATCCCGATCTTGAGAAGTCGGAAGAGTTTGATAACTGGGATTGTATATCACTAGAACATAAGATGTTTATAGAATTAAAATCTCGCAAGACCCACTACCCTGATCTACTTATTGAAGAGAGTAAGTATCAGGGTTTAATTATGGCAGCAGGTATTAGATCACTCACTCCTTGGTATATCAACGCCACACCTGAAGGTGTATGGGGCTTTAACTTATCCACAATACCTCAACCTAAGTGGGAGGATAAGTGGCTACCTATTACTACTGAGTTTGCAAACAAGGCTAGTCGTACTAAACTGGTAGGGTTCTTAAAGCTAGAAGATGGGATCTTGTTTTGATTTACGAATACAAATGCAGTGTGTGTACTGGTGTGATCTCTATTGAAAGACCTATCTTTGGTATTGAAGAGACACCTATCTGTTGCCAACAATTAACCTCTCGTTTGTGGTCAGCACCTGCTATTGCTTTTAAAGGTAGTGGCTTCTATACTACAGACAAATGAGCTACCCAAATTGGTTTGCACAAACCGCACAGAATAATTTTACTACCTACCTTTCAGAGTATGTAGGCAAACCTAACCTGCGCTTCTTACAACTGGGTGTATATACAGGAGATGCCAGCGTATGGTTATGCAATAACATTCTAACTGATAAGAGTTCAATACTTATTGATGTTGATACTTGGCGGGGAAGTGATGAGTTAGACCACGCCGAGATGGACTTTAGCGCAGTTGAGATAGAGTACAAGAAGAAGATTGAGAACCTATCTGTTATATCTGTGGTCAGCGATACTGTTGAGTATCTAATCAGACAACGCAATAACTTTATGGACTCATATGATTTTATCTATGTTGATGCAGACCACACCGCAGTTAGCGTATTACTAGATGCAGAACTTAGCTGGCCTCTACTAAAGTCCGGTGGGATTATGGCCTTTGATGATTACACTTGGGGTCGCCATCTACCACCATCTAAGACACCTCGCCCTGGCATACTCTTATTTACTGAGCGACACAAGGCTGAGCTAGACACACTAGTTATCAACGATCAGTACTGGATTAGAAAAAAATAATCTGTTATACTTTTATCACTGAGCTGGAACTTCCAGCTTGAGTGCTGGCAATAGCCCCTTCGGTTCCTATCCCGAAGGGGTTTTTGTCTTTAAGAAAGTAGAAAGCCCCGCCAGGAAGGGTTGGCAGGGCTATCTTTATAGTGATCGGAGAGAGCCGATCAAGAGTTAGATACTATCAGTAGTATCGGTTTTTAAGAAAAAATCTGTGTGCCTTACAAGGTGTTTGGTATCGCTTAGAAATATATTTAAGACCTCGCAAGATCTGATACTCAGGTCTGCTATCTGTCTCTCTAAGGAGTTGAGCAATTCCGTAAGCACTTGATCCTCGCTGGTTCTTGGCATAGTTATCAAACCTGCTCTCACTGGTCCAAAGGGAGAGTAAGCACTCCCACTCTCTTCCTCTCCAGTCCCAACCAGCCGAAGCGTAGTCCTTTGCGAGCTTCTTGTTATAGTTCTTCTCATCTTGCGTTGCCTTCCTATGCGATATAACACCATCAGGTATCTTACCTACTGGCGGTGGAAATAATTTATCTTGACCTATTACTAGAAGACTTAGTGTTGCCAGTAATATCAATCCATTTCTTACCCATTTTTTCATCAGCTTCAATCTCCTCTTCAAGGTAAGCACGATACACATTTGGATAGTCATTACCCAAACGAGCTAACGCCCTGTCCCTCGCTCTACGATAGTTTCTCTGACGAACGGCTTGCGCCTTAGCGGTTTCTATTCTCCGCTCTGTCTTGCTCAATTACTCCACCTTTCCATACAATTTGCGATAGTAGATAATACTATGGAAGTAATCTCAATCTGGGGCGACACCTCCTTGGCATCTTCCTCATTTGTGAGCCACTCTTGAACATAAATCTTACTATCCAAAGGGCTTTCTCTATACCATTTCAACGCCTCTGACGGGCTTTCTCCGCCCCATATAGCTAGGTTCTGAGCGTCTGATACCTCATAAAATATAATGCGCTTTACTGTCCCGTTGCGTAGCTCTAATACATTACTCACTTGCTCTCCTTTTCACAGGGACACCACGCCCCTAAATTTAATCTGCCGCATTTAGGGCAGTTCCAAAACTTATTTTTAAGTGGGTCAGTTCCACTCATTATCTCTCTCCGCCCTCTCTAGTAGGTATGGGATGGAGAAATCTCTCATATCCGGTTCATCACAAGCATACTCGCAGACATCTTCCCAAACCTCTCTCGTTATCTTCCTCTTTAGGTTGGCCTCTATATCCTCTTTTGTATACCATTGGATAGCCAGGTCAGCCTCCAAAGGTAAATCACTTAATATTTCTAATGCTTGCTTTACTTTCATATTGCGTTCTCCCTCTCGCTCATTGTATCCATTACGCAGTTATCGCAGATTAGCTTGCCGTTGTATCGGTGATACCAGTCCACTCTTGCTATCTCCCACCCGCAGAATTGGCATAATTCTTTCATACGCTCACCTCCACTATCTCTACCTTGTCCTCACTACCATCTATCATTTCATAATCACCGATAGTCAGGTTGTTTGCTTGCTTCCACGCCTCCTTTAGTGAGGTGGCTTTCACCCTTGCTTGTCCATTGGAGGTGATAGTTATATTTACCTCGTAGGTTTTCATTTCATTTCCTCCCTCTCTCTTGTTAGTTGAACCAGCCGTTCGGCTGATGCCTTTAGCTCTTGTAAATAGTTAACGCAGTCGCACTCACTTATTGGTACTAGGTGATCGCCACATATTACTGGTGTTGCCTTCATACTGATACCTCCTCATACTCCTCACCTTGAGATATTAAACTTTCAAAGCCAGCATTAGGATCTATATCATTAGTAGATACCGCCTGAATAAAGCGTAAGCCACAACTATCCTGATACCACTCTTGAACCAAACCAAACATATCGTCAGGGTTCATCTCCTCATTGGTGATTATTGGGTCATATCCATAACCACGCATTAGTTCTACTTGCTCACTATCCATAAGAATATAAATCTTGTGGCAGTTATCCCAAGCGATAGCTTCTGCTTCACTTATGCGATTACGAACTAGATTAGCGTTAATCATAATCCGCCACCCTTCACTAACTCTCGGATATTTTCTATCACTTGCTCATCAGAAAGCAATTCACCCTCTGTATTTATCCATTCTTGTATCTGGTCTATCATCTCGCCATTAGTTGCCATTACTCTCTCCCTCTCTCTCGGTTAATGAGTAGTTTAACTATTCATACTCAGGAATACTACTAAGGTTTTATTTATTGTCCCACCCGTTCGCCTTTCTAGGACAATTCACTCTCTCCCTCTCTCACTCACTCTCTTAGCAAGTTAGGTGTGGGTTATCCTACCCTATGAGAATAGGATAACCTAGTATTTACCTATAAGTATTCTGCCAAATCACCATCTCCCACGATATCTTGTAAATCATCTAGGTTAAACTCTGCCTTACCATAGATGACTTCATTTAACTGGGTAGCTATACTCTCTCGCTCACTCACTCTCTCACCCCCTCTCCCTCTCTCACTCTCACTCCCTCTCTCACTCCCTTATAGGTTAAATGGATATTACGCACCAGTAATAACCCACCCCCACCCCTTTCGGGGTGGGTAATGAGTTTTGATTATTTTATATCGCTTAACTGATTTAATTGTAATAACTGACTAACTGAGCCATAAGCGGTTAAATCCACCCCAAAACGCTTATATAATCTCAGCAATTTATCAGTTAGGGCTTGGGTTAATTCCCCTTCCACCCACACTATTTTCTCTTTATCTGCCAAAATGGTGTAAGCCTTCACACTCTTAGCCATAAGCACCCCCTTTCCACCCCATTTAGTAGGGGTAAGGGTGAGCCTACCCTATTTTGGGGGATTATTGGGTAAAAACACGCCTAAACTAAAGACCGGTCTTTCTTGATAAGTGGGGGTATCTACCCTATATTTGGGTAGTGGGCAAATTGCTCACTACTTAAAGTAAGGGGTAAGTAATGAATAGGAATAAACCTATTAGCGTGAAAATCGCTACTACTAAGGTGATTAAAGCCTTAGAAGCAAAGTTGGCTCAGGTAAAAGCCGATTACACAAATCAAGATGAACTAGAAGCAAAATACCAAAAGGAAATAGAGGTATGGCGCAAATCAGTTAGTAAGTATGCCGTTGCTCAAATAGCAAAAGCAGAAAATCTACGCACTAACTATCGTGCTTGGAACAAAACTCTAAATGTAGATTTTGACCTTGTATGTGATGAAGCGGATTTTCCAAAAGAGCCTACACGCTCTTATGACCAAATCCACAGCCACACATATAACGAAATGAAAAACGAATTGGAAAACGCAATTCGTATCCTTAAAATGACCGACGAGGAAGTAGTTAGCACTAGCACCTATAACGCTATCGCTCGTTATCTATAAATATCAGATATAAATAGTGAGCAAATCGCTCACGATATAAACGGAAGGGTAAGTATGAATACAATAGAGATACACAGGGAAATGGTTAGCGAATTGCGCCAAAAGTATGACGCAATAGTTAGCCAAGAGGACAATATCGCTCGTGATATTGCCTTCCAGACTTTCCAAATTACTGGCGCAAATGCCATTAACGATTTAATCGCAAGTGATGAAATGGATACGAATACCATCAACTTGGTATTGGGTTCATTAGTTGATTTACAAGTCAGAGATTATGCGGTGGGCATTACTACCGAAAGTAATCGGGATAAGTTAATCAACATTTGGTCAGCGTTAGCGATAATTGCGCCAAAAGGATTTATTGCGCCAGTTGCTACTTTATGCGCTATTGCTAACTATGAAAGCGGAAACGAAAAAACCGCTTTAGAGTGGTTGTCTAAAGCTCAAAAAGATGAAAGCGAATACCCCCTTGCCAAGTTAATTGGTAGGGTAATCCAAGCAGGTTGGGGTGCTGAGCAATTTGCGGTAATGCGCCAACAATTACACCCAAAAGTTGTTGCCAAGATTTATGGCGATAATGAAAATAACTAGAAGGGGTAAAGTAGTTATGGGGTTAATTATTCTAACTATTATCTACCTAGTAGCCACGCAGATTTGGTGGGTAGGTGATGGTTGGTGTATCGGTTCAGTAGATAAGTGTCTGCTTAATCGGTAAGCGATACTTACCCTAGAGGGGGGTTATCCAGTAATGGGTAGCCCCCTATCGCTATTTATGGGGGGCGAATTGTTTAATAAGAGTGCCGTAGCGGTAGTCAGCCCCCGCATCTTTACCAATACAGGCGCAACTACCGCTAAACCCTAAGCAACGGCAAACCAAACACCGCCAACACCCGCAGAAACCGACCCCCCTGTGCTTAAAATCTGCGGGCGTATATATGTACACCCCAAATAAAAATATTTGCTAAAGTGAAGCTGGCAGTTATATAGCCCGATATGTCCGTTTTGGTATAGTATTTCCCGTGAGTTACATCACATTATAAAGATTTTTTACTAGAAAACGGGAAATGGAGTTAATTTCCCGCCTTATATATAGTAGGGGAGTAAAACGAACCGCTTTAAGTTTTACGACCACATCGCTTCGGTAAACCTTC